GTGAGATAGGTGTGTCGAATTCAACAATATAGTTACCACCCGCCGATCAACTCATTCAGGAAGCAGACCGCGCTAAAAACGATAGGGCTGTATTTGAATCCCATTGGACTGAGATTTCTGAATTAGTCCTCCCGGCTTACAGTGATACGTTCATTGGTGGTGGCCTAATTACACCGGGCGAAAAGAAAACGTCCAAGATGATCGACGGAACCGCACCCGCTGCTATTCAGCGTTTCGGGGCAGTGATGGACTCGATCATCACTCCAAAGAGTTCAATCTGGCACAACATCAGACCTAATGATCCAATGTTGATGAAGGATCGTGAGACTCGCCTATGGTACGAACAGACTAATGATCTGTTGTTTTCGTACCGATACAGCCCTTTTGCTAACTTCGCTAGCGTTCAGAATGAAGGTTATCTCTCGTTAGGAGCCTTTGGGACTCGGTGTAAATTTGTCGATCAGCGCTCAGATAAACCTGGACTGAGATACAAGTCGATTCCTCTTGGTGAAATCTTCATTGAAGAAAATCACCAGCAGATTGTTGATACTGTCTATCGCTGTTTCAGGATGAAAGGTAGGCAGGTTCTTCAACAGTTTGGAAAATCGGCTCCTGAAGATATTTTCAAGCAGTATCAGGCAGGACTTGATCGAGACTACGAAATCATCCATGTTGTAAAACCGAATAACTACGCAGACCCACGAAAGCGTGACTTCCGTGGAAAACCGTTCAAGTCTTTCTACGTCTGCCGTAAGCACAAGTACATTCTGTCTGAGGGTGGGTACGACACAATGCCATACATCGTGTCTCGCTACTCAACTCTTGCGGGCGAGAAGTACGGACGCTCCCCTTGTATGACGATTCTTCCAGCGATCAAGACGCTGAACGAACAAAAACGTATCACCCTGAAGCAAGGTCATCGTGCAGTTGATCCGATCTATCTCATGGCTGATGATGGGATTATGGATGCCGCTTCAGCAATGCCAGGTTCATTCGTCGCTGGCGGCATGAGTCCAGAGGGTAGGCATCTTGTTGGAACCCTTCAGACTGGAAACATCGCTATTGCTAGGGATATGATGGAGGATGAACGAGTCCTCATCAATGACGCCCTCCTGATTACCCTGTTCCAGATTCTCATCGAGCGCGGTGTAATGACTGCAACCGAAACAATGGAAAGAGCGAAAGAGAAGGCAGACTTGATCGCTCCTATCGCTGGCCGTCAGGAAATGGAAGATCTGACCCCAATGATTATCCGTGAAGTTGATCTTCTGCAACGTCAAGGGATTCTACCTCCACCGACAAATGCAATGATCGAGGCGGGTGGTAACTATATTGTTGAATTCGACACACCTATCTCACGGATGAGAAAAGCAGAAAGTATCTCCGGTGGTATGCGAGCATTCCAATTCGCTGCCGAAATCGCCGCACAGACTCAAGACCCCTCTGCTCTGGATGTATTCAACCAGGATGTAATGGTCAAAGACATGATGGACGCGATGGGTGGTAAGACTTCATGGACGAATGACGAAGCAATGATCGCGGCAAAACGTAAAGGCCGTCAAGAACAAGCAGCAACTCAGCAAATGATTGACGCTGGCCCAAGCATGGCGTCTATGATGAAAGTCACCGCTAACCAATAAGGTAAAAGATGAATCTTGTCGAGCAGGCTAAAGAGTTCCTTTTTAAAAGACGCAGGGCTTACAAGCGAGTATTTGCACGGGAGAATCAGGATGTTCATTTCATACTGTCTGATTTAGCGAAATTCTGTCGTGCAAATACAACAACGTATCATTCTGATCCCCGAACATCTGCCGCATTGGAGGGCAGGCGTGAAGTCTGGTTAAGGCTTCAGCATCATCTCCAACTCACTGAAGAAGAACTCTGGACACTCTACCGAAAGGATTAACCAATGTCTGATGAACAAACCTCCGCTACTGCTGCTACAGAATCAACGGCCTCAACCGGGGATCAGGGCGCAAATGCTGGGAACGGTACTCCTGCTGCTTGGCACTCCTCTATGGGTTTCGACACCGAAACCGTTGGCTGGATGGAAAATCGTGGCCTGACCAAGATGGAACAAGGCGAAGCACTGAAGAATGCGATTACTGGGTTTCGTAGTGCAGAGAAGTTTCTAGGTGTTCCAAAGGATCAAATCCTGCGAATCCCGAACTTCGAGAAGGGCGAAAAGGCGGAATTAGATGCTTTCTATGACAAGTTAGGCCGCCCAGCCGACCCCAAGGATTACGGCATCAAAGCCCCTGACGGCCAATCTAGCGACTTCGCTGAATTTATGTCGTCCAAGTTTCATGAATTTGGTTTGTCAAAGAGCCAGGGTGAAAAGATTGCTTCAGTCTATGGAGAATATGGACAAAAAATGGAGCAAATGCAGGCCGAGCAGTTCAAACTCCAGTCTGTTGAGCAAGAACAAAAGCTTCGTGGCGAATGGGGGCAGAACTATGACACCCTGCTTGCGACCGCAAAACATGGCGCGGCTGAACTTGGTGTTGATCCAAAGACCGTAGAGCAACTCCAAAAGACCATGGGTTACGATGGGGTGATGAAGTTCTTTGCCAGTGTTGGTGAGAAGTTCGGTGAAGATAAGTTCGTTTCTGGTGGGAATCAGAGCGGTGCGATGACCCCTGAAGGTGCTCAAGCCAAGATCGCCCAACTCCGAATGGACAAGGAATGGGCTGGCAAGTATCTTGCGGGGAATTCGGATGCCAAGAATGAGTTTGATCGTCTGATGAAAATGGCCTACCCATCATGAACAATAAAGAGTTAATGCTGGAATGCCTAAAGCTGGGGGTTCAGATTGCACAAAAATCGGTACATGACCCGGCAAAAGAAGTTGCAAATGCAGCAAAAGTGTTCTACGATACTGTCAATGCGCTAGATTCAGTAGAGCAGCCGGTAACTTGTGGTTCAACAGATCCATTGGTTATAAAGGCAGAAAGTCTGGGTCTGGTAGCGGATACATCTACCGTTTCTTTCAAAAGGAAACCGGGCAGACCCCGCGCCGATAAGTAGTAGTCGGCTCCTCCTAGTGAGGGTAACGCCAAGGACGTAACCGCCTTAAAGGGTTACAAACTTCGTGTTTATTCTTACTAGGAGACTATTATGTCTGTCAATCTGCAAAATCATTACGTTCAGCAGTATTCCACGAACGTATCCATGCTGCTGGCCAACAAAGCCAAGCTGCGTGATAAGGTAACTGTCGGCACATATGTCGGCGAACAAGCATCCCCTGTAGATCAATATGGTTCGGTTGAAATGAGTGAAGTCACTACTCGTTTCTCTCCAAAAGAGCGCACCGATGTTTCTGTTGATCGCCGCTGGGTATTCCCATCCAACTTCAGCCTGAATCAGCAAATCGACAGTTTTGATAAGCTGCGTCTTCTGACTGATCCGCAATCCCCATTCGCTGAAAACGCCTCTCGTGCAGGCGCACTGCAAATTGATAAGTTGATTATCAACGCCTTCCTTGCTACTGCAAAGACAGGTAAGAGCGGCTCGGCCTCGACCAGCTTCACCTCAGGTAATGAAGTTGATGTGTCGGCAGGCGGTACTAACTCGACCCTGACCACATACAAACTGAAGGCTCTGCGCGAACTGATGGATGCCAATTTCGTTGATTTCGAGATGGAAACCGTCTGGATCGGTATCACTGCAAAAGACGCCGCCTCGCTGCGTCGTGAAATTGAAGTGGTTTCGTCCGAGTTCTACATGGGTTCGTCAGTGATGAAGGACGGCAAGATTCCTACCATCCTTGGTTTTAACTTCGTTCAAAGCGAACTGTTTGAAACCCTGCTGGCTGGCACGAATGAAGTCACCCTTCCTGTCTGGTGTCAATCGGGTATGCACTTGGGTATCTGGGGCGATGTGAAGAACAACATTCACGAACGTCACGATCTTGAGGGCGATCCTTGGGAGATCACTACTACTCTGGTTGCTGGTGCGACTCGTCTTGAAGAAGATAAAGTCTATTCGATCGAATCCTACCGCGCCTAATTGAAAGGAAATAAATCATGGCAAACGTAAATTCAACCTGGATTGGCAACGCCGTTGCTGTTCCTCCGGTAATGACCAACACATCCCGCTCTATGGGCAACCTGAAAGAGGCTTGTAGCGTTGCTACTGTTTCTGCCACCCAGGCATCAGGCGACACGATCCGCATGGTTCGTGTTCCGTCGAATGCTCGGATCAGTGAGGTATTGCTCTCGACTGACGATGCAACCACGGCAGGCGCTATCAACATTGGCGTTTGGCAAACAGTTCCGAATGGCGGTCTTGTGGTTGATGCAGACTTGTTTGCATCGGCTCTTGCACTGACTGGTGGCCCTTTCCAGAATAGCGATCAGACTTTTGAATCTGGTCAATATACCTTCGCTGAAAGTGGCCTTCCTTTGTGGGATGTTATCGGCCTTTCCACCGACCCAATGATTGACTACGATATTGTTTGCGAAGTCAGCACAACGGGTAACGGTATGGATACCAAGATCGCTCTCAAAGTTCGGTATGTTGTTTAAGTAGCAATATGAAGGGGGCTTCGGCTCCCTTCATTCATTAGGAGAAAAAAATGGCATTCCGATATTACATGTTGAATACCGGTCATCAATTGCAAAGCGATGTTACCGAAGATTCCAGCCTTTCCGCTTCTGACTTTGCACTTCGAGTCGATGATGATGCTTACGATAAATTGAACGTCATCAAAGCCCTTGAGGTTTTCAAGGCCTATCTGGTTAGTACCGAAACGAACCCGCTTGCATAAGGAATAATCATGGCAGCCATTACAAAACAAGGCGGCGCACTGATGATTTCTGGCGCTACGACCACGACCACGGGCGATGTTTTTGACCTTGCCGTGGATAACTCGACCTATCAGGCAACGGTGACTGGTACGGGGGCGGTAAGCGCAACGATTGAGATTTATGTCTCAAATGATCGCACGCACTGGATTCTTGGTAGAACGATCACGCTCGCTGGGACAACAACACACACAGATGGTGGCGGAATTGTTTTGAAGTGGAATTTCGTTAGGGCTGACATTACTGCAATTAGCGGTACAGATGCAACGGTTAGCGTAAGCGCGGGAGCTTAATATGGCATCAACAGGCGTACCGGGTATTGCATACCCAATTGACCTTGTGGCACACGCAGCAGACCATGAGGCGATGGGGATTGCGACGACCAACCAGCAAATCCCCCTTATTGATTCTGTGTCCTGGGTCGGGACTGGGGCTTCACAGGAAGTTGATACGCCGTTCCTGCCTGAAGGGTTGCTTATCTTCGCGGACGGAAAGTATCTAACCTTCACGCATCGGTACATGTGGCGCAAGGCGACAGCCTACTTCGCCAACGCAGTCCCTCATATTGTTGGCGGGGTAGATTTTGGGACAGACAGCTTCACTGTCGGAACCGACACATCGCTGAATGCGCTGGGCGTTACTTACACGGCGGTTGTCTTGAATGGCAACGGATCGAACCAAATAAAATTTGGTGCGTACTGCGGAAATGCGGTTGATGGTCGTGCGGTTACGCATGTCGGCTTCCAGCCTGAATTCATTTTCGTCAAACGAGATAACACCTACCCAGCATGGTCGCGTTTCTCGAACCTTGGGGCAAATGCGCTGCCCGGAACAAGCGCCGCACCGGCTGCGAACATAAAGACATTGGCGGCTACGGGCTTCACCGTGAATGCGTCTGAAGATACAAACGCAGCGGTTCCCGCCCCCAATTCTGGCGGCGAGGGGTACGACTTTATCGCTTTTGCGGCATCGTCTAAATGGTCTGTCGGCAGGTATGTCGGCAGCGGCGCTGCGAAAACCATTACAGCAGACATCTCCGGCCCTATTTTCGGGATTTTCAAGAGCGAGGACACATCAAGCCCTCAAACAATGCACTTCTGGTCGTCGGAATTCCCTGCTGGGCAGTCGAAAAACGCTACCAATTCTGCGTTGGTGTCTGACGGAGTTACTGGAGTATCAGGGCACGGCATTACACTGGGGACAAATGCCACAGTCAATGCTTCTGGCAAGACGTACTCCTACTTTGTCATGAAGCGCAGCACAGCGCCAGTTTTTGATGTTGATGAGATCGCCACCCGCCAAGCTTTTCGGGTCGATACAACCGCTGGCGGGATGCTTGTCACATCTCCATCGGCGGAGATTACTGGACTGCTCGGCGCACACAGCATAGAAGTGTTGTCAGACCTCGATATGTCTGGGGTCGTCGATCAAGGGATGTTCGGCTACAACACTAATTCGACCAATTACCAGTACAGTCTGGCATACCTCGGAACACTTCAACAATTCATCGCACGGATGGTCGATGTTGGCGGGCAGCGTGCCTACAACATCACGGGCTGTAGCGGAGAGCGCCGCATGCGCCATTATGTATTCACATACGATGGCGTGACCTCTATGCAATTTGCGGTCGATGGCGAGGTTGTTAAGCAACTGGAAACGCCCGCTCTAACCATGGTCGCCGGGGCGGCTACGCCAGTGCTGACGTTCGGTTGCCGTAATTCGTCGGGCACTCGGGCGAATGGTGCGGTCGGCGGACTGTTCTATCTTGCTCGCCTGTACTCGTCGGCACTGACCCCTGCGCAAATCAATCAACGCTACAGGCGCTCTGCGCTTTTGGACATGGCCTACAACGATGTTGATTGCGTCGAGGAGTGGGATGCCCGCAACATTTCCGGCACCACGCTATATGCGACGAAGAATGCTGCGAATAACGGGACGCTGGCAAATACCACAACGGTCTAACCCAGCCCACCGAAGGAACCCCGCCACGCGCGGGTATGCGAGGAATAGATGAATGGTTGCTCAGGTTGATATATACAATCTAGCCCTACAAGACATTGGGGCTGATGTAGTTCTGGACGGGGAGGATAGTTCAAACTCCCGCTATTGCGAACTCTACTACGCACCATTGCGTGATGCAGAACTGCGCCTACACGCTTGGAACTTCGCTATTAAACGGGCGCAACTTGCAGCCGATTCAGATGCTCCATTGTTTTTTTATGAGTCTGCCTATACCCTCCCATCGGATTGCCTGAGACTTCTCCCCCCGGATACCGCATTGAACTTCAATGAGATTGACATACAGATTGAGGGAAGGAAGATCCTGACGTTTGGGACTGGCGCATTGGATATTCGCTATATCTCACGAGTTGAAGATACCGCCCAGTATGATCCGCTGTTTGTCCAGGCTCTAGTTTCTAAGCTGGCTTCAAAGTTGAATGAGAAGATCACTCAATCGACTAACAAAGGCGCTCAATGTCGTGATGACTACATCCGTGTTATGAAGGAAGCAAAGAAGATCAATGCTTTCGAGAACAGCGCACTTCAAGCGCCAGAAGATACTTGGGTAACGTGTCGTGTCTAGTGCAGCAACAATTAAAGACAGCTTCAATGCAGGTGAAATGTCACCAAAGATGGCAGCCCGTGTCCGTGTGGATAAGTACGCCAATGCGTTAGAAACTTGCCTTAACTTCCTGCCAATGGTTCATGGTGGGGTTGAGCGCAGACCGGGCACTCGGTTTGTGTTAGAAGTATCTGACGAGACAAAACGGCATAAGCTGGTTGGTTTCAGTTTCAATACGGAACAGTCATACATTATAGAGTTCGGACACAACACCATTCGGTTTTATATGGATGGCGGAATTATTCTTTCTACTGGCATTCCATATGAAATAGCCTCACCCTATACGGCAACCCAGCTTGCTGATATAACGACTAGGCAATCCGCTGATGTTCTTTATGTCTGCCATCCAGACTTTCCTCCATACAAGCTTACAAGGACGGCGCATAACGTCTGGACAATGGATGAAATGGAATTTGTTGATGGGCCGTATCTTCCATTAAATTCCACCTATACAACGCTTGATCCATCTGCAAAGACTGGGAATATCACAATAACAGCATCAGCCAACCTATTTGCCGCTACTGATGTTGGTCGATTTGTACGCCAAAGGCACAAACCCCCGCAATGGGTGGTTAGCACTGCCTATGTTGTTGGTGATTTAATCAGAAATGAGGTTAGTGGGGTTGTTCGTTGCTACACTTGCTCTACTGCC